GGTAGATTGAGATGGATAAGGAAAAGCATAAGACACCCATACGCACAAGTCAGATAAGAAACATTGAGGTAGTTGATGATGCTGATTGGCTTAAGGAAAGTGAACGTGTCCAACAGTATGAGGATGAGCTAGGGGAATGTCTATCAGTAATGATACCTAAGGGATATAACCTATAGAACCCTTGTTAGGGACAAGCCCTAGGGTAACAGCATTTTAACATCTGTCAAGAGGAAAAAGCATGGGCTATGAAACTAATATTAGAAGGGAGGGCCGTGAGCTTACTGTCATAGGTCAACTATGGGAGGATGGTGCAGGGTTATGGGATACATGGGGTGACACAGGTACTACGTTTGAGGTACAGCACGAGCCTGAGTTTTCTATCGTTGAGTTGTATGATGACAACGATAAGATAGTTTCACTTTCTACCTTGACACCTAAGGAGATACTTGTCATCATAGATATGTTCACACAAGATTATTGGGATCACATATTATGAATTGGTTAAGCCACAAAGAATGCCCCTACCAAGACTGCAGTAGCAGTGATGGGTTCAGCTACAACACTGTCAGTTGTTCGGGTAGGTGTCACAGTTGTGAAAGAAAATACCCCAAGTCAAAGGATGCTAAGTTTGATTGGGCTGAGGAAACATACCCCACGATGGGGAAAGATAAGGATGATTGGGCCATGATGCCACAACAGACACAGATTAAGACAGTACCTACTGAGTTACTCACACCAGTATACCGCACGGTCAGGTCAATAGGCCAAGACACCATGAAATTTTATAACGTAAAGACGTACGTTGATAGCAAGGGTAAAGAGATTAAACAGGACTACCCATACCCATCAGGCGGCATCAAGACTAGATTTTTCCCAAAAGAATTTAGGGCGTTGAACCTTAAGTCAGATGAGTTATTTGGTATGAACCTATGGAACGCAGGGTCAGGTAAGATTGTCACCATAACTGAGGGTGAGCTAGATGCTATGTCAGCCTATCAGATGTGTAACAACCCCAAGTATTCATCTGCCTTTGTGTCACTACCATCAGCCACACCGTCCAGTAAGTTATGGGCTAAGGTATCTGAGTGGATAGGATCGTTCGAAAAGATTATACTATCCATTGAGCATGATGAACAGGGTAATGCTGTAGCTCAGCGGATAGCTAACCTATTCCCTAACAAGGTGTACCGTGTACAGCATGACAAGTACAAGGATGCTAATGAGTTCTTAGAGGCTGGTGAACGTAACGCATTCTACAATGCATGGTTCAATGCTAAGAAGTATACGCCTGAGAATATCATCAACACATCAGATCAATTCTTAAAGATGTACAACAACAGCGACAGCCATGTGTATGTTGAGACAGGCATACAAGACTTCGATGACCTATGCATGGGCCTAATGCAGGGACACTTCACACTGTTCAAGGCACAGACAGGCATAGGTAAGACTGAGTTCATGCGTTACTTAGAGTACCACATCCTTACCAACCACCCTGAGGTACGCATTGCAGCATGGCACATGGAAGAAACTAAACTGAGGTCACTACTAGGCTTGGTGTCATACGAATTGAAGCAGAACCTAACACGCAAAGACCTGATAGCTGAGGCACAGGCAGAGCAGAGGGTAGAGGATGCTATCATTAAGTTAACCAAGGATGAGAGACTATACCAATTCTTCTTGAATGATGAGGACGATCCGCTAGACCTACTAGGCCACATCAGGTATCTATCACAGGCTTGTGGTGTACAGTATATATTCTTTGAACCAATACAGGATATTGCTGCCAACATGGGTGGTGATGAGAGCAAGGAACAATTCTTAGCTGACCTATCTGTCAGACTATCTAAGTTAGCAGCTGAGTTAGGCGTAGGTATCATCACTATCGGACACACCAATGATGATGGTGCAGTTAAGTACTGTCGTATGATTGAGCAGAGAGCATCAGTTGTTGTTGAATTACAGCGTGATAAGATGTCAGAAGATAAGGATGAACGCAACACAACTAAGCTTCTTGTCACAAAGAACAGGCCAGTAGGCCCGACAGGTTACGCAGGTCAGCTAAAGTTTAACACAGATAGCTTTACTTTATCAGAAAAATATGGTGACTACTAATGGATTTGTTTGGCTATGACCCACTGGTCTACGTTGTTTCCTTTGCCTACCTACTAGGTGCGGTTAATCACTACGTCATGTTGAAGGCAATATATATTATACTTGAACAGCCATACAGTTTATTCACCCTTAGGTTTAAGGCAGTCACTTGGCCTTGGGAAATTGTCACAACTCTTTGGCTAGGGATGTTGGTGAGGACTAAATGAGAATTGCAGCTATGGATATTGAAACAGATGCACTGGATGCGACTAAGATACATGTCATCTGTGCTAAGGATGTTGACACAAAGGAGAAGTATGAGTTCCTTAATGTCTGCACAATAGAAGAAGAAAGGTATAGGTTTGTTAAGTTCTGTTCAACTGTTGACCGTTTTGTTTTTCATAATGGTATTGGTTTTGATGTACGAGTTATAAATAAATTAGTACAGCCTGATCTGATTAACCCTGCACATGTGATAGATACTCTCATCATGTCACGCCTGATAGACTACGGTATACAAGGAGGACATAGCCTGAAGGCATGGGGTCAGCGTATTGGTGAGTTCAAGATAGGCTTCGATCAGTTCGAGGTGTTAACACAGGAGATGATTACCTACTGCCACCAAGATGTAGAGGTCACAAGTTTACTATACAACAGGTTTAAACAGACTATCTTTGACCCTGATTGGGCTGACTCAGTACGATGTGAGCATGACATACAGATACTATGCGAGGAGATGACAGCACATGGGTTCTACTTCGACAGGGATAGGGCTGAACATCTGCTAGATGACATTGAGTTAAGGATGTTTGTACTAACTGATAGCTTCCAAGATGACTTCCCTCCGCAATTAGAGGAGGTCAACAGACTTAAGTACCGCAAGAAGAAGGATGGTAGCGTTACCACCACTGTTGTCAGAGCTAGGGAGAAGTACCCTAAGACAGTGGTTGATTGGTCAGTCAATCCTCCTGACCTAGTTTGCTATGAATTAATACCATTCAATCCAGCCTCCCCTAAGATGCGTATCGAAAGACTTTGGGATGCAGGCTGGACACCATACGAGAAAACAAAGGGACATATTACTTATGACAGAGAGAAAAACAAAAGATCGTGGAGATAAATTTGCTAGGTACGGATGGACTCTATCTGAGGCAAACCTTCAGACACTGCCAGAGACAGCCCCTGAGGGTGGTAAACGATTAGCTGAGTGGTTGACCCTTGAAGGTAGGAGAAGCTCACTGGTTGAGTGGCTTGGACACTGTAAGGACGATCACCGTATTCATGGAAGGTTTACTCACCTTGGTGCATGGACAGGACGCATGGCACACTCAGCACCCAACCAAGCTAACGTACCATCTGAGTTTAGAGGTACACCTAGGTCAGCAGTCGAGGAAGTTAAGGCTAGGTATGATGGGCAGATGCGTGAGCTATGGGGTGTGGAGGAAGGTAACTACCTAGTGGGTACTGATGCTGAGGGCATCCAACTACGTGTACTTGCACACCTGATGAAGTCAGAGGAATATGTACACGCTATTGTGTCAGGAAAGAAAGAGGATGATACTGACATACACAACCTTAATCGTAAGGCACTAGGTATGTCACACATCACACGGGATGACGCCAAGACATTTATCTATGCCTTTCTTCTGGGGGCAGGCACAGGCAAGGTGGCACAGATACTGCGTGTCAATCAGCGTGAGGCAGCCCAAGCTGTAGAAAATTTTATGCAGTCCATTCAAGGTTTAGCTAACCTAAAGAAAAAGATTGTACCTCATGTAGCCAAGAGAGGTTGGTTCAAAGGATTAGATGGGCGTAAGGTTATCGTACCGTCAGAGCATAAGACATTGGCAGGTATGCTACAGAATGGTGAGTCTGTCATTATGAAACACGCAGCCCTTCAGTGGGTACGTCAAGCTAAGGCTGTTGGCATAGACTTTAAGCTGGTAACATGGCCCCATGATGAGTGGCAGACTGAGGTGTGTGGCACAATAGACACAGCTGAGAATTTAGGTAAGCTACAACGTCAATCAATAGTTGACACAGGTATTAAGTTTGATATGTCTTGTCCACTAGCAGGTTCAACAGACATAGGACGCAACTGGAAGGATACTCACTAACATGTTCGCATATTTTATTGCACTATCACCTGCAATTTTTGTATTGACATATAAATTTTATGTCTATATGGTAATCAGATCAACAGCTAATATAGGAGAATAACAATGGCTGACGGTAAGAAAACTAAGTACGGTGTCTTCGAAGGTTCTTTATACTACGCCCGTGTATTTGATGACAACATGGATTCATCAGACTACCATGTTAGTACTCAAGGACAATTCAATGTGATGTTTGTACCTAAGGATAGCGAAGAAGTTAACCGCATGGTAGGCATGGGTTTTCCTGAGACAGCAATGGGTAATCAAATGATTAAGCCTATTGATGCAGCTGATGGTAAGGTAGGTATGAAACTTAAGCGTCCTAACGTACACCCATCTGGTATTGATGACTTTGGTGGAGCGCCTGCTATAACTAAGGGTACTACTACATCTAAGTGGGACTTCGTTGAAGACGGTGCCTTAGGTAACGGCACTACTGCTAAGGTTAAGCTTTCTATCTATGGTGAGGGTTCAACAGCATCAGTACGATTAGAGAAGATTGGTATCCTTGACCACGTACCATACGAAGAGATGGCCTCAGCTGAGGATCGTTGGTAGTCTAAACTTAGAGGGGGGCTTCTGGCTCCCCTTACTTTCATACAA